TCATCATATCTTTTCCTTATATTTGTAACATCTATCTACTTTTCTTATTTTTTTCAATATATAATCTCTCAAATTCGATATCTATATGAACCATCAATTCTACTTTTAATGCATCTTCGTATGATATCACAACAATATTGTTCTTATTTTTATTATTTTGAAGATAGGGTATTACCATATTATTCACTAAGAAGTCTTTCCCACTTCCCAATTTTCCTAAAAATCCAATGATCATTATTATATCAAATGTAAAAACAAGCTCCTCAAAAAATAATATAGTAAAACACAAGTATATGATAGCGTATATGATACCTTATATGATATTGTTTTTATATTGTTAATTAAAATATACTTTTCGCATCTTTTCCATGCAATGGTCTGCAATTTTATTATTTTTAAAATAAGAAATCTCTTTATTGTTTGTTAATAACTCGATAATAAAATACAAGCAATACATTCCACATTCTGTGTTCTTTTCCTGATGTCTAAATGGATGATTGCTATCCCGTTTAAATGATATTCCCAAATCCTTGCCTTGCTTAACTATCTTATCTATAAAAAGATTCACTTCTTTTGGTTCTATATTGCCATTACTATCAAAATAGTATATTAGCTTCCGTTTGATATCAATGTAAAGAGCTATCCAATGTGAACCATCTTTGTAATCCGGGTCTGTATTAAATATTATACCTATTTTATTCTTATTTGCACGAATATAATTTATCAACTGAAACATACATAGCTCCATCCACACACATGTATTGTCTACATAACGATGCTCAAAATTAATAGGTGATGGTCCAATAAATTCAAAATCAGGATATGCAGTTTCATATTGTCTCATGACATTCGTTATATCAACACTTGATAACCATTCTCGTGGATTTTTTTTCCATTCTTTTGGTGCTTTTGGTGCAAAATGTGTATCCATTAGTTCTTCTCCCAACTGATTATGTATAAAATTTTGATTTAACCAACATGTTTCTCGATTGCATGTTTTTTTCATATTTTTTCTTAATGCATTCCATATTTCTTTACCACTATCTTGTCCAATTTTTGTATCCGGATGACGTTCATTCCATAAATCCCTCATTTTAATTAGCGAAACCTCGTTATAACATGAATTTGGTATTGTATTTGGATAAATATGGTTCATATATGGGCTACAATTTTCTGTAATCATGATTTCTTCTTTCTTACTTTTTGTTCCTCCTTTTTTCTTAATATTTTTTTTCTTAATATTCTTCTTGGTAAGTTTTTTTGACATTTTCTTTTTATTTGATAATTGTTTTGCAGTTTTTTTCATTACTGTTATCTATTATTTCAATAGATTATCTTTTTTCCCTTTCTTTTTACGAATACCCTTCTTTTTTAACTTATTATCATACAATTCAACTTTTTTCCTTCGAGGTAAAGGAATTTTTTCTTTTTCTTTTTGTTTTTTTGTAATTACAAATGAACCTAATGTTCCAAACCCTTTTTCATTTGGGTTATTCATCATATTTTTATTACACTTTAATAAGTCAAAATTCTCTATGTCTTCTTTTAACACGGATGTTGCATCTTTTGTATCTTTTATATCTTTTAGGTCTTCTTGTATTATATCATTATAGTCTTGTATTTTAAAATATTCAAATAAAGATTCAACATATCCATCAAAGAAATCTTGAACGTCGTTTGAAACACTGACTTCCTGATACGATGGGTCATAATATTTTTTATACAAGTCTTTTGTAATTGCTAAAACCCTCTTTTTATAAAACTTGTATTGTTTCTTCTTGTTAATGTTATCTATTTTATCATTTTTCGCATGTTCTTTTTCTTGCTTTTTCATATACTTTTCATATATGGAATCGTTCATTAAACATTTCAAAGTAATATCATTTATATTGTCTTCCATGAATTTTACACGTAATATCTATTTTACAATAATATATGAAAAATTATATGATTATCTTTCATATATATCTTATAAATTCAATCGCTGTTGTCTAGTATGATTATAAAACATCTCATTTGGTAGATTGTTTGTATTTGGATTAAACGGTTCAAATTCAACTGGACGGAATAAATAATTGTGTGGTTGATTGACTACTTCTTTTTGTTCCATTTTTACAACATACATATCACTGGATGATGATGGAATAAACTTACTTTGTGCACACGATTGATTAGCAAAAAATTGGTTTCTCATCTTGGATTCATCATCAACCTTGGATGAATATCCTTCCCATGGACCCATACTATTTCCGGGATTAAACATTTTTTCTGTATTAAAAATTTCTCTATTTTCTAAACTGACTATCGGTTTTCTACATTGATCTACAATTGGCATTGTAGCGTATTTTGTAGAAGCCGGACGCATGCTAAAATGTGGTTTCAAATGAGCCGATGGCTTATTTCTTGCACTTAGTCTTTCATTTAATTCATTATCTCTTTCTATATGACATCTATATGCACCATTAACTATACCATTGTTATTAAACATAATATTATCTATATTATATTAATATTTTATATTTTATTTTATTAAATTGATATTTGAAAAGAAACAATATATATGAAAACATTATAAATACTAATCAATAAATAGAAGTAAGCATAAGCATAAACATAAGCATAAGTAAGTATAAGCATAGCTATTAAAATTATTATGTGTGGTATATTTGCATTACTAAATAAACAGTCAAATGACCTATTAACCAATACAATAATACACAATGGTTTTATGGAAGGTATTGGTCGCGGTCCTGAAAATACAAAAGAACTTTGGATGGATAATGATGACATGATGTTGGGATTCCATCGGTTGGCGATTAATGGATTAGACAATATCTCAAATCAACCCATTGAAATTGATGGAATTAAGCTAATTTGCAATGGTGAAATATACAACTACAAGGAATTGTTTCAAGAATTAGGCGTTCAACCATACACAAACTCTGATTGTGAAATTATAATTCATCTTTATAAGGAATTTGGTATACATCAAACGTTGCACTTGTTGGATGGGGTTTTTGCATTTGTTCTATTTGATAACAACGATCTAGAAACGGGTAGAAAAGTATATGTGGCAAGAGATCCATTTGGTGTAAGACCATTATATGTAATGAAATACACACATGATATGTATGAACTAAGTAAAAAGAATAGTCTTCAAAAAGAAAATAAAAATACATTATTTGGATTTTGTTCAGAACCATATCCTTTACAGAAAATATATAATTTGGCTCATGATAATGGTCGATTTCAGACAAATGAAAAGAGTTTGCATCAATTTAAACCTGGTACATACAGTAAATTTGTTTTACCATGGAAATGCCACTCTTCTTGGGAACTAGCTATTGAGGAATGTTCCTATTATTCATTAAAAATTGACAATCTTATTCACAATGATAGTATTCAATCGAAAATATATTCTTCTCTTTCTCAGGCGGTATATAAACGTGTTTTGAATACAGAAAGACCCATTGCTTGTTTATTATCAGGTGGTCTAGATAGCAGTCTTATTACAGCATTGGTATGCAAGCATGCTAAACATATAAACAAAACCCGGAGTAAAGAAAACAAGATAAGCGTAGAAACATACAGTATAGGATTGCATGGTTCAGAAGATTTAAAATACGCGAGACTTGTTGCTGAACATCTTCAAACAAATCATCATGAAATTGTAATGACAAATGATGACTTTTTCAATGCCATTCCCGAAGTGATTAAAGCAATTGGTAGTTATGATACAACAACAGTAAGAGCCAGTGTTGGTAATTATTTAATTGGTAAATATATTTCAGAAAATAGCAGTTGTAAGGTAATATTTAATGGTGATGGTTCTGATGAAGTAACGGGTGGATACATGTATTTCCACGAAGCACCAAACGCTATTGAATTCGATAATGAATGCAAACGTCTTATTTCAAATATTCATCATTTTGATGGTCTTCGTTCAGATAGATGTATTTCTTGTCATGGACTGGAACCTAGAACGCCATTTCTAGATTATCAATTTGTGAAGACGTATCTTTCAATTGAGCGGAAATCTCGATACAATACCACACGTGAAAAATGTGAAAAATACCTACTTCGTTATTCGATTGACGTTTTCGACAAAAACTTGTTGCCTAAGGAAGTTTTATGGAGAACAAAAGAAGCATTTAGTGATGGTGTAAGTAATCAAAAAAAATCTTGGTATGAAATTATTCAGGAAAAAGTTGAGCAAAATGATGTTTTATCTTTTAATAATAAAAAATCATACATAGAAAATGAATGGAACACTCCATCTACAAAAGAACAAGTGTATTATAGAACACTATTCGATTATTATTATCCGAATATGGAAAAAATGATACCTTATTTCTGGATGCCACGTTTTGTCGATGCAACCGATGCCAGTGCTAGAACACTAGACATTTATAAAAATAAAATGAAAGATGATATGATGGAAGATAATATGAAAGGTGATATGAAAAATACAGAAATGTTCGAAATGGATATTGACAAAGTTCTAGAAAGTGGTGCTCATCAGGAATGGTTGTTATAAAATAATATTATTCATTTTCAATGAATTCTTCTATCATATTGTATAATCGTTTTCCAATAATCTTATCAATTTCATAGTCATTTGGTGTTTTTCGAACATAATTTAATTTGTATTTATTGTATGTTGATTCACCAAATGATAGCATAAAACAAGTATATTTAGATATCCTATCTAATATTAATTCTCGTTCTTTATTTTGAAGTTCTTTAACATATTTTTTATAATATTTTCTTTTTACTAATTTAATATATCGTTGCAACATAACATCAATAGGAAGAAAATATCGATATGGTAATATCTTTATATAATACACCTGTTCATGAACCATTCCTTTATGATATGAATCATCAATAAAACATAGTTCCACTTCTTTTGGTAATTTAGTGCAATTAATAAAATCTTTGAATTTTTTTTCATGGCTTGTTCGACATAATTCTACTTTTTTATTATTGATTTTAAAAGCTCGAACAATTTTTGTTATGATTGGATAATCCATTTTCATATTAAAGAATTTTTTAATCATATCAACCCATTCATGTGGTCCCTGATTATTAGTATATATCATTACATCATCACATAATCCTTCTTTTTTACTTTCTATTATGTAATTTAATATTTTCAATATATCAGGGCGTAAAAATTCGGGAAATATATCCAGTGTTTCCTGAAAAGTTGGTCGTGGTATTCCAGAATTTAAACTACTGTATGCTGTACCATGAAGTAAGCGTATTGCATCCCAAAAGGTTCCCATTTGAGTAAAAAATCCCATCGTTTCATCGAGGTCAAATACTATAATCTTTTTATTATTGTTAGCGTTTTTATTTTTTGACATTGTAACTTAATATATATAAACAAATTGTTTTTTAACTATATTTCTATTATAAACTTTATATCATAATATTATAAACTTTATATCAAAAAAA